GTCTATTAACAGCGTCCCAGCCAGTACGCATCGTGGCGGTGATGCCACCAGATGTCTCGTTTTGTGTTTGGTTGGTTTCTTTCCAACTAGAACCGTCCGCCGCCCACGTTCCGCCCGCGCCGTCGGTAAATTTCTTGCTACCCCGCATACCGCAAGTGGAGTCACCGATGTATTGATCGTTAGCTTGAGGAATGAACGACTTCTCTTCAGCGAGATTGAAGCAGTGGTAGAATGTCCCCGCAAGTTCGGCATCAATTTTGTCCTGAATAATGTCAGCTGCAAAATCAATATCCACCAAACCGGACTCGTGTTCTACCCCCCCTCCAGACACCGTTTGGTTGGGGCCGATCAGAACTTGTGTAGTGTTCGATACCGCCCCAGTGCTATGTGTTACCAGAACATCGTAAAACCCCGACTGATCAACGCCGCCGTCTGTTGGGATGACAACTGTAATGGTGAGCTGGGTATCCGTTTGGTCAGTAACCGTCATCGATCCGCTGACGGTATCGTTTTGGTCTGTTCCTTGATAAGAAGCATCAACACTCGCTCCAGCGTCTCCAAAATCGGTTCCGGTGAATGTAATGCCGGCGGTTCCATCCTTCCAGTTAACAGTAGATATGCTGGTTACGACAGGATCAATTGCAGGAGGCACAGGAGGCGCAGGCCCTATAACCCCCATGTTAGCACCCATGTAACCGCCGGGGAGAGGCATGGGATTACTTTACCAGATTATATGTAAGAACTCTGCCGCCTTCAAGAGTGATGGTGTGCGACACGATCAAGAGCGACTTAGCCTCAAGCGCGGTCTGGCGTGCATCTATATCCCGCAAGATAACAACTACGTCTGGATCGACACCGGAATAGTCATATGCCATATCAACCACTAAGCCTCTTCTGAGCTGCGGCAAGCTCCATCAGAATAGCCGCTATCCTCTTGCGAGCTTGAGTCTCTTCCTCGGCATATTTCGCAAGCTTATCGACATGGTCCTGCTCAAGCGCGCCCATGCGGCGCGTCATCTCGTCGACCTTCTTGCGAGCGACAGCCATTATACCTCCCGCCTTCACATCAGCTGTATCTGTAATGCTCTTCGCCTGCGCCGTAGCTTTCTCTCGCTCAGTAACCGCTACCTTACGATCGACTCTCAATTTCTCCGCAACCTTGGCCAGTTCCGCGAGAGCTTCATCGCGTTCGCCCACAGCGATTCGAGCCCCCTTCACAGCCTCATCCTTCATCGCCATAGCTTCGTCTTTCGACTGTTTCAGGATGCCGGTTTCCTCTAGCTCGTCCGCCACAGCAACGACCGCCCGGAACTGCTTGCCGAGGTGCCTGGTGAGCTTCTCATTCTCTGTTTCGGCCGTCATCACATGGTACTCCTCACGAACAATATGCAAGTTAAATCAGTCGCGGTGCCGCTGCTCACACTAGGGCGGATGGTAACAGCCATAGAAGCGATCGCTTCCATAGCCGCCGTTGTCTTGGAGATAGCATTATCTCCGCTGTCCGTGAGAGTGGCATAAGTATCGACAGTTCCCGCAGGGTCCTGAAGCGACCCCTCGAGAACTATCGTCGCGCTGTTGAACGTCCCGAAGAACTGGACGCTCATGTCGGCGGCGCCAGTATGGCTGATGGGCTGGCCGGTATCTCCCGTAGCCAGCGGCGTCCACGTGTAGAGCCAGCCTCCTGCTACAGGCGCCCGCGAAACTGCTATCTCTGCCATACTGGTTCTCCTTCGCTCACGCCATCTTAGCGCACGTTAAACCTTAGATCAAGTCACTTAAACCCTCTCCCGCCAAGCTATGGCGACGCTGACGTTGCCCGCTGATCCGCTATCCAGCAACGCGGTGACAACCCACCTATCGCCGGGGCGCAGGCGCAAGCCGGTATCCTGCAAACTGAAGGAGCCAGACGTTCCGCCCGCCAATACAAATGTTTCCTCAACAGCACCACCCACCACCGTAGTTCCCGCCGTGTCGGAAGCCACAACGCTGTTGGTGGAATCCACGTCCGCCATGGTCACAGTACCATCAACTTGGGTGGGGTTGACTACGATGTCGAACGTCACCGTCTTTGTAGAATCGTTCGCCAGCCTAATGCTATCGGGAAATACCTCGATGCGGTTGACTTGGCTCTGGTAGTGTATTTTGTTCAGGATCGTCAGGATATTGGTCGCGGTCCCCGAAGAATCCTTGTTTCCCTGCGCCGAATGCCTGATGCCCTCGTTCGTTTCTATCCCCTCGATGAACCCGGCCATAGAGGCGCTCTTCATGGCGATGTCACCACCCGAATACGCAGACGTGGTGTTGGCAATCATACCGATCTGAAGAGTGGGATTACGTAGAGATGCGACAACTCCCGAACCCGCAAACCGTATTATATGGACAAGCTGAAACTCAGTCGTTTCTGTGTCATCGATATAAAATCAAACACCACCGACACCAAGATATTGAAACCTGATCTCGTAGACGTTGAACTTGGTCGGATCTAGCGTCATGCCGCTCGGCCCGGTACCATCCATCTTGTCGATGTTCCACGCCGATGACGCTATCCAGGTCGTAATCGGAGCCACCCCCGCGACCACCTCCGAGAAGGCCCCCGCCGTCACGCCGCTATCCGTGTCGACGAAGCTGAAGACGCCTGCGGCGTTCTCCGCGATAAAGCTCTCGAAGTGAACGATTACGTTATCGGGGGTATGGACCTCCCACCCCCTGCCGGCCTGGTTAAACTCATCGTGCTTGGCGAGGATAGCCGCGACCACCTCCGCGATTGTGTCGTTGGCGTTGACCGATACAGTGACGGCGGTGCCATCTATGGTGAGAACAAAATCTCCGCCACCCCCATCAGCCGCGCCGGTGATGCTGATTGCTTTAATCTCTACAGAACCAAACCTACGGTGCTGGATACCGAAAACTGTCTCATCATAACCGAAGTTCAGACCCTCATCATCGTTCCCCCCACCGAGCATCTGAAAAGATGCAGCCACTCCCGCCGTGAAAGCGCATGTGATGCGTATGAGTGCCCCCTGGCCCGGCCCGTAACGGATCACGTCCCTGGTCTTGATGGAAGAGAAATTAGACGCCGAGCCATTCAGTGTCATAGTCAGCACGCCCTGGCTGACGCTCGACGACGAAGATGAATGGTTGTGGAGCTCGTGCATCAGCTCCGTGTTCAAGACGTAAGGGAAACGGACCTGCACCTGCGGCGTTGCCTGCGCCACCAACAACTCTCCGAATGCCGTCACGGGGCCGACGATGAGGGTTCGCTGATCCTTGTCCGGTCGCGGGTGTAAGATGTCGTCGCCCATTAGCCCGGCTTCCCTAAGAAGTAGATAATCGTGCCCGAGTCGAAGTTAGTGACGCGCAGGCGAAAGACCTCGCCGGTGCCGCGAACGTGAGCCTCATGATTTCTGGTAAAAGTTTCGACGATGTTGAAGTTCACAACATCATCTACAGAACGCTCCAGCACCACCATCGCAACCCACGTTCCTGAGAGAGACATCGTGACCAGGCCAGACACGTTGACCTGCACGGAGACGGCGCCCGCTGCCGAGAGGACCCCGCCGGGCATGCTATTCCTCCTTCGCCTTCTCCAGCACCTTCTCTACGACAAATTTCGGGCGCAGAGTCAGGTGGAACTCCATCGCCTTACGCATCGCCTCAATCGCCGCATCGAGATCGCCCGTTGCCCGCTCCTGCGCGGCCATATCGCGGTACATATTGAGGATCGCCACCCCCATCTCCTGATGCCTGCTGTCCCAGGCGACGCGGTCGCCTATCTTCTCCCCGATAGCAATCGCCGCTTTCCCGACGATCGCCGGACCCACGGTACTGCAAGAACTTAGCGCGAACAACACAACAATAGCAATCACTACAAACCCCACAAAAGGCGGTATACTATGTGTCTCTAACTTCATCCCTAATACCTTTCATCCAGCGGATCAAACTCGTGCTTCACCTCATTCGTTTTAGCGAACAACGGATTGCCGAGCATCGCCAGCGGGGCCACCTCGACAGCGAAAGTGCAGGCCAGCGCATCAACGATATCCCACATGGTCTCAGGCCCTAGGCGCTTCAGCGCGTCCTTCTTTGATTCGAGGTTAATCTTTTCACCAGCCAGCGTATACCCGAACTCGCGCTGGGTCAACTGCATCTTCAGCTCGGGACCGCTGGGGTGTGTCCTGTTTGGAAGTATCATCTTTGGAAGGCTATCCCGCAAATTACCCCACATCTCATCGACCTTGAAGCGATAGGTCATTGAGTCCGTAGGCTTGCCTCCAAACTGAACCTCGTGGATATTCCCATATCCATATTTCCTGAGGAAGTCTATAACGGCAGCGCCAATGCCACCACCGTCCACAAATACTCCAGAAGGTTCTATCCCGCGGCTGCGGAAGTCCCTGATGCAAGCGATGACCTGGCCAACTGTCTGGTCGATAGTAAGACCGCGGTAGCGTCCCTTGCCGGGGGCGGGAGCAAAGGAGCGGCAGTCGTAGCCTATGCGGGGATAGATGACCGTCTCGTTATTGCCGTGGCGGGCCACGTCGACGCCGATCAAGAGCGGGAGGGCGCGATCATATGCAGCATCTTCGCGCGCCATCGCTGCCTCGACGAGGTCCATGGGAATAAATTGAAGATCGCCCATCGAAGGGAATTTACCCAGGACCTTAACCTTGTACCAATCTGAATCTTCTCCATAATCTTCCAACCATTCATCAAAAAGTCCCTTGTTCGTGATGTGGACGTCACGGCTGTTGATCTGCCTCACCGTGTAACGGTGGTGTTGTTCGCCGACGCTATTCTGAAAAAACTGGCCGCTATTACGAGTAGGGTTGCCGAAGTCGAAAGACATGGGTTCGCCATCCGTCGCCCCGCCGGCGCGAGCATCCCAAATCTTCTGACTGATACCGCTGGCTTCATCGAAGATATAAAAAGGAGTAGCCTCTGCTGCGTGAAGACCTTGAAACGCCTCCGAATCCTCATCCCGGCAAGTGAGCGCATCACAACGCCAGCGATCTTTATATTCGCGATGGGCGAGACTCATGTTGCCGCGCCCAGAGTTATACTGGAACTGATGCTCCGTCAACGACAGGGCATGCCACTTACCGACCTCAGACCATGTTTTAGTTTTAAGTTGGGTTGCGGTGTTGGCCGTAACGATCCCTTTGGAGAAGGGGCGCGTATCCAAGATAAATTTGATAAGCCAGGATGTGAGAGCCCCTTTTCCAATACCATGTCCTGATACAGTAGAGTAGCGAATAGGACGAACTGCTTTCGTACCATCAAATTTCCTTTCCTTAATATCTTCGCCGAGAGCGTCGAGGAACTCGCAGGCCCACACGTCTGGCCCAAACTCGCAGTCGAAGCGCGAGCGATACTGGGGCGCGAGCGGAACCTGCGTTAAACCATCCTCTCCCCAGGGAAAGCAGTACATGACATAGCCCAAAGGATCGGCATAAAAGACCGCCAGGTCTTCCGCAAGCTGCTCATCGGGAGTCAACTTAAGCATCACGCGCGACTATCCCATGTCGCGGCAATAGTATGCTCCGGCTGGTTGCGTGCACCGCATTGGTACGAGCAGTAGGCGGGCCAGCGATTGTCGCCATACATCTTTTTTTCGCAAGCGGCGCACTTCGTCAGGAGAAAACTA